CAAATGACTTTTTATAAAAATAAGTATGCAGAGCTTATGAAAAAATATGGAGATCTAAGAGAGAAGTGTGAAAAATTAGAGCATCAACAAGTTAATCAATTTAGAAATAAAGGAGATATGTGAAAAATTTTGCTGAAAAATATAACAGTTGTAAAGAAAAACTTAAAACTGCGAAACCATTAGGTATTCATGGAAAAGATTATTTAACAGTTGCATCAAGGCATTCAATATTTATGGAGTATTTTAATGGGAGCTGTTCTATAGATTCTAATATTATTGATAATCTTTGCGACAAAGATAGAGTTGCTGTTAAGGTTATTATTACAATTGGTGATAATAAATTTTCAGGATTAGCTTTAGAGAGATTTGATTCTTCGTTTATCAATAAAACAAGTGCTTTAGAAAATGCAGAAACATCTGCTTTAGGCAGAGCTTTAGCATCTTTTGGTTTGCATGGTTCAAAATATGCTAATTATGAAGAAGTAGCTAATGCCAAATTAAATCAAAATAAAAAACCTATAACTAAAAAAGCACCTACAACAAAACCTGTATTTAAAGATCCAAATGAATTTGTAAATGCTTTTAAAAAAATAATTACAACTGAATCTAAAAATGCAAAAAATCAAAAGTTCTTTGAGGATAAGATACAACCTTATTTAAGTAAATATGAGGGAGATCTAAGTCAATTAGAATCTCACAGCAAAACTTTACATGAGAAATTACAACAACACTACACTGACAGCAAAGCAACAATAAACAATAGGAAATAATATGAACAATAAATACGACAACACAGGAGCTTTTTGGCCAAGAGGAAAAAAAGAAAATGATCAAGCTGGAAAAAAATATCCTGCCTTTGAGGGTAAGATGACTGTTGGTGGACAACTTTATTATTTAGGTTTGTGGGTTAATGAAAAGCCTACAGAGGGTCAACCAAAAATGTCATTTAAAATTAATAAACCTGGTGAAAAACCTAAAGGAGATGGAGTACCATTTTAATGTACGAAAGCGATAATCCTGAACATTATAAAAAAGATGGAATAGAAACTTGGGATGCTATCGGATCTCAAATGTCTGATGAAGAAGAAATTGGATATTTAAAAGGTTCGGCAGCTAAACACTTATTTCGTTTTGGATATAAAGGTGGATTAACTTTAGATAAAGCCATTATGGATATAATGAAAGCTATGAAATATCTTCAAAGACTTTTAGATAAATTAAATGGTTTAAAAAAAGAGGGAACTAAAATGGCTGATGTTGGTAAGCCTACCAATGTCAGAGATTTATTTAAGGACAAAGATGATCAATAAGACAAATGGAAATGGTAAGTATATTTATTTTTCACAGATTAAATCTGATGTTTTAAAATATATTGGTAAGTATATTAAAGAAAAATCATACAGCCCTACTCAAATTGAGATTGCTAAAAAATTTAGATTTTCAAGAAGTAGAGCTGGAAAAATTCTACAAGAACTAAAGGCTTTAGGGTTTATTGAATTTGGGAGATCTGCCCATAGAAAAATTCGATTAACTTCTGATCAATTAGTTAAAACAAATTCAAGAGCATTTAACAAGGAGTACCCTGTCCATGACAGACAAATGTAAAAAAGTTTGGACAGGTAGTGCTGAGTTAAAAGCAACACAAGAATTTGATTCTGTGCAATCTGCTGCAGATACAAATAATCCTGGCAAAGATGCCAAGATTTCAGTGTTAGGATTTAGCTGGGGCTTTTCTAACATTACTTTAACAAAGGAGAAAACTGATGGTGTTCGATCCGAAAAAGGTGGAACAGCTGAAAGTGAAAAAGGTAAAGGAGGAACAGTTAATGATAAAGTATAAAATTCTTTATAAGAAAAAAGCTGACTCTTTAACTAAACTTTCAGACTCCATTATGAGAGAAGAACAAAAAAGAATAAGTATATGCACTTAATATAATAAGTAGTGCCATACTATTGATAGTTGTAAAAAAACTAACAGGTATTCTCTGCCCTAAATGAAAGTGAAAGTGAAAGGAAATATGGAAAAAGAACAATTTGAAAAAGCACAAAAAGAATTTGACATAAAGGTTGGTCAAATAATTAAATTTAAAAGACAACACAAAGGCATAGATAGAGGTAAGATCGTTACCCAATCAGATGTTGCTGAATTAATTACAAAAACATTCCAACAGATTCAGAAGTATGAAAAAGGAACAAATAGCTGTTCAGGTTTTACGATGTTATGCTTATTTAAAGGTGTAGGTGTTTCAATACCTGAGTTGATTAAAATATATCTATCTGTTCCTGTTCAAGAAATTCAGGGTCGTAACAAACCTGAAAAAATATTATTAGGGCAAAATCAGACTCCTAATAATCTTAGCAGAAGCTCTGATTATGTTGATGTAGATACACAGAGTAAATCTGTGTAGTTGTGGTAGGGCTTGGACTTTAAGGTTTAGTCATTTGAAAACCTCCCTAATCCAAGCCCTTTAAACAAAATGGAAATCCTAAAAGATACAATAGATAATTTTTTTAAATGGGTAAATAAAACCGAAATGGTTGAATTGGATTCTATTGATGTAAAAGAAGATCCTGTTAGACCTGAGTTAGATTTAGAATTTAGAAAAAGTTATAATAGAAAAATATATGGTCTAGCTGCAGAAAAAGAAATTCAAGGGATTATATGTATTGCTTTCACAAACGACATTCCACATTCTGTAAAGGAATTAGATTTAATGTCGCAAAATTCTTATTTAAAAAAAGATGCTGATACAGCAGTTGCTTATACAGTTTGGTCTAGGAAAAGAGGAGCTGGTAGAGAAATCATTCAAAAGGCTATTGGCTTTATTAAGAACAAAAAAGAAATTAAAAAGCTAGTAACCCTCTCACCCTTAACACCAATGGCTACACACTTTCATATTAGGAATAAAGCTAAACTCATTAGCATTAATCCTACAACACAAAACTTTGAATACAAATTATAATGAGATATATATTTAAAATATTAGATGGCGATACCGGTAAAGAAACAGAAACTCAGGATATGTCATTTAAAAAAGCTTTAAAAAAAATTATAACAACCAATCCTAAATTTAATGGTGCTTTATATTACACTAATAAAAAAGGCAAGTATGTTTGCCATAGCATTTCTAAAGGAAAAAAAATTTAATGATTCAATGGTCTGTTATTATTATTTATACTGCCATTTTAATTTATGCTTTGCTGACTCTACCTATATAAATGAGAAAAATTACCTACCAAAAAATAATAAAAAAAAGTTTTATTGAAAGCTTCATAGACATTGGCTCAGGTTTCTTATTAGCTATATTAACTCAAATAATAATATTCCCATTTTTTAACTATGAAGTTACGATTACTAATAGCATTAGTCTAGCTTGTATCTTTACTTGTATTTCTTTAATTAGAAGTTGGTGTTGGCGAATTTATTTTAGCTATAAGGCTACATACCTAAAAACCAAGCAATAGCCCTGAGAGTGCTTTAAAATTAGTTTAAAGGCTATTATCTAAAGGCTTTGACCATTTATTATTCTTATCTTTATAGCTAGATATTTTATGATTATTGTGGTTTTTCTTATAAGCTTTAATATAAGTCTTATAAACAAAGTTAGTATCTGAGTCCCCTAAGGTTTCAGTTAAATCCATAGCATTATCAAACACACCATCATAAGCCCATTTACTAGCAGTCCAATGTCTAAACATATAGGTCTTACGATTTACAAAGGGATCTAGGTTATATTTATTTTTCATTATGGCTAATGCTTTATTAAGTTCATTAGTCATTCTTTTAAGATCTATAAAATTTCCTCTCTTATTTAAAAATAAATAATCTTGTTCTTTAGGTAAGGTATTCATATAAGCCACTACCTCATCTTTAAAATCTACACCTATTGAAACATCTCTAACACCATTTTCAGTTTTTGTGCTTTTAATGTTTTTGTATCTATCTAATGAATTAGTTATTTTATAATAAGGATTATTAGCTAATAGCATAAAGTTTTTTCTACTTGCTACTCTGCTTTCACTAGGACGACAAGCAGTTTCAGTACATAGTTTAAAAATCATTTGTACTTCTTTAGTTTCTACATAACTAATAAGTTCTTGAATTTTACTAAAGCTCCAAACATTAAAATCAATTTTAGGTCTTTTATATTTAGATCTCCTTTTTTCCCAAAAGTGTTCAGCAATAAAAGGTGAACT